TACCAACCAACTGGACAAAGTTCAGAGCTTGCGACTACGGATACGGAAGTCACACAGGTGTTGTATGGTTAGCAGTAGCCCCAGACGAGTCCCTAGTAATATACCGGGAATTGTATTGCTCTAAAGTGACAGCAACAGATCTTGCGGATATGATAATGGATGCAGAGAAAGAAGATGGTACAATACGATACGGAGTCCTAGATAGCTCACTATGGCATAACAGAGGGGATACAGGTCCTAGTTTAGCTGAACAGATGAATATGAAAGGCTGCAGGTGGAGACCCTCCGACAGATCAAAAGGATCTAGAGTGTCAGGTAAAAACGAATTACACAGAAGATTACAGGTTGATGAATTTACAGAGAAGCCCCGCATAGTGTTTATGTCTACTTGCACTAATACAATAGCACAGCTACCAGCTATCCCACTAGATAAACGTAACCCGGAAGACGTAGATACAAACTCTGAAGATCACCTTTATGATGCTTTAAGATACGGAATTATGACAAGACCTAGAAGTTCTATATGGGACTTTAACCCAGCAACACAACGATCAGGCTTTCAAGCGGCTGATCCTAGCTTTGGATATTAAATATGGCAGAAATAGAAGACCTCTCATTCGAAACAGACAATGTAGTAGCCGCAGAAGATGCAGAAGATAAAATCTTTGACTCCGCAAGTGCGGTTGTTTCTTTTGTATCAGAAAGATTTAAAAGAGCAGAGGATGCCAGGGAGGGCGATGAAGAAAGATGGCTACGGGCATATCGAAACTATAGAGGCTTATATGGACCGGATGTACAATTTACTGAAACAGAGAAGTCTCGTGTATTTGTTAAAGTTACCAAGACTAAGACACTGGCTGCATACGGTCAGATCGTGGATGTTCTATTTGGCAATAACAAATTCCCTTTATCTGTGGACCCTACTATTTTACCTGATGGTGTTAGTGAGTCAGTACATATTAATATAGACCCTGCTGCTGAAGCAGGCTTGGAATCCCTTAGAAGTACTTTTAACGATGACCCGCCTAAACCCTACTTAATTGGCCCCGACACACAGTTAGAGCCCGGAGAAACAATCCCAGAGTTACAGAAACGTCTTGGAGGACTAAAAGAAAAACTATCCCCTATGGGTGAAAAAATTATTGAGGGAGCAGGCGGTACTGCTAATACTATTACGTTCCACCCGGCAATGATTGCAGCCAAGAAGATGGAAAAGAAAATACAAGACCAGTTGGTCGAGTCTGGAGCATCTAAACATCTTCGCAGTATGGCATTTGAAATGGCCTTGTTTGGAACTGGTGTAATGAAAGGGCCGTTTGCCCTAGACAAAGAATACCCTAATTGGGATGAGGAAGGCGAGTACGATCCTCTAATTAAAACAGTGCCAACTACTAACCATGTATCTGTATGGAATTTCTATCCAGATCCAGAGGCAGCTAGTATGGACGATGCAGAATATACAATAGAGAGACACAAGATGTCTCGCAACCAATTGAGAAGTCTAAAGAATAGACCTTACTTTATGGTTGATGGAATTGAACTAGCCATAGACAAGGGTGCTGACTACAACTTGAAGCACTGGGAAATGAATATGGAGGACGATGATGCTAAACATAATGCTACAGAACGGTGGGAAGTCCTAGAGTTCTGGGGATTTGTTGACATTGAAATCCTTGAAGCTAACGGGGTTAGTATCCCTAAAGAATTACGAGATTTACCAGAAGTGAACTGCAACATCTGGTGCTGCAACGGTGAAGTGCTGAGGATGGTGTTAAACCCATTTAAACCTGCACGGATTCCGTATTACGCTGTTCCATTTGAACACAACCCATATAGTTTCTTTGGTGTAGGTATTGCCGAAAACATGGACGATACCCAAACATTAATGAACGGCTTTATGC